TGATGTAGGCATCATTGCCATTGGCATCACGACCGTAGAGCGGAGGCATAATCGTTCCCTGTTAATGCTGATTGTAACAAGCCTATGGATCAAAGGCTCGTTTCACCTTGAAAGAAAAGACTGTTCGATTTGGCCCTTCGTTGGAAGTGTTCCAGGCGAAAGGATCAAGACGGTATTTGTAAGGCTGAGTGTCGCCGCCAATCCGGCTCCAGAAATAAGAGCCATTAAGAGCGGACAATGTAGCGTCAAGGGCTTGAGCATGACTATCAGTTAAAGAGACGGTACTAATGTCGTAAGACTGCCCTCTCTGATTGATGCCATCGCTACTGATTTGCTCATAGCCATCACCAAATCCAGCACGCCTTATTCTCAGCGTAGCGTTACCCTGCACTATTGCCTCATACGCTTCAGGAAAATAACGCTTTGCCGAAAATGAGACAGTGTTTGCATTGGGGCCAATGACTTGCCACGACCATTGGTTCGGCTCTAGCCGATAGTAATACGGCACCCTATCCATGAAGAACTGGGAAACAAACAACCCCCCTTCAACACTGGCTAGCTTTTCGTCTAGCTTGGTGGCCGCAGCGTCTGATATGGGAACTGTCTTCACCTCATATTGCCTCCCTTCCTTGAACACCTCCTCTGGGACGGCGCCGGAAGATTGGGCGATGGTGAATACACGCGCTTGATATTCCTTCTGCACCGTAAGGCCATATTCCACTCCTAACGAAAGAACAACAGTCATTAGATGATGGCCAGCATAAAGACATTGGTAGGCTCACGAAACACGGCCTCCATTCCCATGATAGGACGCAGACCAGTCGTGGCAAAACCAGTTTTATCTCCATTGACAAGAACAGTCTGCACTCGTACTTGCAATTCATTGGTGTCATCAATCGGCACGTCAATGGACGGGGAAGTAACTTCTCCTACGCGCTCAAAATCGTCCGTAAGGCGATAGCGGCGTTCAACGATGTAACTGCCGATGCGTGGATCCTCTACGCTTGCGGCCCATACGACCCCAGGTAGCACGTTGGACAATGCCGTGTAAGGCAAAAACGATGGAGGCTGCCAAGTGATAGTGACGGTTTTCATTGTGCTTTGATTGTGAAGCTAATGTCGCCTGCCATTACGGCTAGATTGTCCGTATCGTGGCGTCGAGTGGTGGCCCGTTGAGCAGAAGCTGGGCTGCCTTGCCCATTGTTCACATAGGCATATTTGGCTTCGTCATAACGAATGGCCACCACTTCGTACGAATTGTTACTGCCTTCCTTCACTGACTGCACCTTGTAAGCCCTAAACATTGAATCAGAGCGGCCCCTGCTGATTAGCCAATTCTGCTGAGTGGTGGGAAGCAATGGGAAAGGCTGAGTGGTGGTAATAGTACGGCCAACAATAGAGGCAATCGGGAGTCGTTGTGCAACGCCAGTGGTGCCATAAGTCCATAGGTCGTAGTTGGTTAGCCCTGCGGGAAGGTCGCCATCAATGACGATTGAAGAGGCAGATGCGCTAACAATTCGTCCTCCAAGGCGAGAGCCATGTTTCAATGGATCGGCAATCAATATGGGATCGCCTGGCAAAAGCAAGGCCCCTTCACTAGCCAGAGAGAATGATACAGTCTCACCATTAGACAAATTGGATGCAAGGAAGTGGCGACCAGCTCGTTCGGCTTGTTCAATAGTCGTAGCGCCAAAAGCACGAATCTCGGCCAAGCGATAACCATAGCGGGCAATGGCCTCACGGTCCTCGACCAATACTTTCTTTTCGGTGTAGAAATCGCGTTCATCGTTGTAGCTAACCTGCACTGCAGTTTGTCTTGCCGGTCGTGCTGTGCCTTCATAGCGAAAACACGGACTGCTGACTTCCCCATCGCTCTCCTCCTGCAGCACATTGGCTTCGGAAAATAGCTTAAAATCAGCATCATTCACCACATCATCAACAGTGACAAAAATGGAATTGCCAGCATAAAACGCTTGCGCTTGGAACATTGACGCTATATTTTGCACCACTTCATAGGCATCACCATCGCTGTCTAAGTAGCCATTAAAGCGTACGTTATAGCGGTCACAATAATCAGCCGCCTTCTTAAATGCAGCTAAGCTCGCATTGCTCATGGTGATACCAGGCTGATTGATCACAGTGCCAGTGCCAGCCAAAGTGTAAGACCGTCCGCCAAGGCCAAAGCGAGGATTGGTCAGCAAGTCAAGCAATACATAGGCTGGATTATTGCTGTATTGATAAGTGACATTGAGAGAAGAATCAATGGTAGGAACAATACGTCCTTCTGCTAACACGCCAATTTGAGGGATGCTGGTAAAGTCAGTGGTGTTAAACTCAAGCGCCAATAGTGCAGACGTTGGGTACAGCAGCCTTTCGTCCCATTCCACATCAGCACTCACCCATTGAAAATCCCCCTTAAAGAAGTTGGTTTGAGTGGAGCTTGTTTTGCCGGTGGTAATTTCAGTTGCTTGCCCTTCAGGAATTGGTGGATCCAGCCTTTGCACGGCAATCGTGATCGGCATGGCGCGATCCGTGCAGTTGTAAGTGATAGTGCGAATCTTCGTTGATAGTGCTGGACCGGGCTCGTAATGATTGTCTTCACGGAAGTTTGCTCCATTGGCTTGTAAGGTCATCTTCCAGCCAATCGGCAGTTGCGCTAAATCTCCACCATTGATGGGGGCGTAAGAGATTTTGGTCGTCACGTCTCCATTGGTATTCAGGCCACTGGTTCGCGTGATCTGCTTGTATACTGGCCCATAGCGAAATCTCAAACGAATGCGATCTGCATACTTTTGCGTGAAACTACGAAGCGTTGGCGCGAAATTACCGGCCACAAAGTCCTGCTGTACTGGAATGTGAAAACCAGCACTTTTGACCAACGTGATGTAGTCACCACCGGAAGATTGATTGCCGTCAACAAATTGCGCGTTATAGCCAGCAAAGCCAGAAAACCTCGCGCCATTAACGTAAACATTATCTGCAATCGGACCAATGCCAACAAAGCCTTTGATTGGCCCTTCTGATACCAGCCCCAGCCAGTAGCCCTTATTGTCATCCGAAACGTAAGACGATAATACAGGCGCACTCCTCACTAGATACCGCCCATAAAGCACCGGAATTGGCACGCCTTGAGACGTGGTATCAGCAGCACGATCAAACACCACTGCATCAGTGTCCTTGCGCTCTCCAGAACTACTGGACTTACGTTGTGGAATGCCAGGCGTAATGGCCTGCACAATGCCTCCAAGGACCATGGAGGAGCCCAAGGTGAACAGTCCTGTCTTGACCATGGCGGCCACTGTTCCTGCCGCTGGAGCCGCCAGAAACAAGGACGTAGCGACTAGGGCTGCCCCAATCAGAATCTTTCCTACAGGACCACCAAAAAAGCCCCCAGGCGCTGCTCCGCTAATGATTGGCACCAACACCATTTCGGCGCATTGCATTGATAACTGGCCGTATTCAATGCCTTGTTCCCAATGGTTTGTCAGAACCTTCCAGTAGATGCCATGCTCATGGCTTACTGTCAGAAAGTTGCGAAAGCCAGGTACCAAAATAAATAGTGACTGCAGAGCTTCCTGTGGTGTACTAACGCTCAGACTGTGCTCGGCTCCAAAGCGTTCGCCAGCAATGCCTTTGAGGACAATTTTCATTGTTGGCTAATGTTGGCAATTCGTGAAAAACTACCGTCTCCACTCAGTATCTCCACTGTATCAGTGGCAACAATGTAGACGATGGAGGGAATGCAAAGGAACTTGGCCATTTGCAAGTCTTGCTCGCTAAAGCCTTGCTCTCCTTCAGGATGACTATGGTAAAAGCCTTCCACCTCGTAATCAATCCATACTGTTGGCTCCATCTCAAATCGCTTAGTAGGCCATGGAGAAGTGTTGGCACATCTAATGGCCATATCTCCTGAAAGCACGCCACAAGCCTCTCTGGGGGCCTCCTCTTGGCCGTGCTTGGCAATGTCCTTAAGCAGAGCTAGTGTGATCTCCATGGTCCTACACTTGCGCAGTGGGAAAGCCACCAAATCGTAGCCTTTGGTTTGCGCTGCCAAATCGACGCTGACATGCCTCTAAGCTCTTATTGCACGTTGATTCACCAGCGGGCTCTGCCCCTGCCCATTGGCATTCTGGTCCGCGATACACAAACGGACAATAGTTGGCATAGATGCGACGGCGAGGAATGGTGATTCCTTCATTGTCAAACACTGATGCTAATTCCCAAGTGATTGCTAGTTTGGTTTCTTCTGCTTTGCGATTGATGAACCATTCGTCTGGCGCATGATGGGCACTGGCATCATAAGTAGTTTGTACCGCACCATTCCCCACTCGTCGGACAAACTTTGCATAAGTAGATAGGCGCACAAAACGAAATCCGAGGAGGTCATCATAATTTTCTGAAAGAACAGTGAAAGCCCGATCAACATTGGCAATGGTGAGCGATGGAGTGGGAAGGCGATTGCTGCCAGTTAGCTCAAAGCCAGTGGCTGATATTGGTACTGGAAGATAAGTGCGAAGTGTGCCGCCATCGTCCACGTATTCAATGGACTGGCCGCCAGATTGCTCAGGACTGACAAGATACTGAATGGCGGGGCCTGCGCCGGGGAACACGGCAGATCCATCAATAATAAACAGGTCTAATCGAGTGTCTTCAACAAGACTACGAGCTTCGTTGATGATGCCACTAGGCGCAAGCGTCATTGGCGATATAGTGCGCCTCCTGGCCGTTGTTCGTTAAGGATAGCTTGCTTAACGGCTTTATCCAGCACTCCAGCGAGCTTATTGCCTTGATCGCCAGTGATTTGTGACTCTGCAGTGGCGCCAGTGGAGGAATTGTTGATGACAACATTGATGGGACTATTGTAAGTGGATCCTACGTTTCCACGTAAGTCCACTGGCACAGCGCGATTGTTGGGCATGGGGATAATGGCTTCGTTGTAACGACCTTCACCAATGAGGCCCAGGGTGGGACCGGTGACAATTCCTCCATCGGCAAACTTAAAGGCTTTTTGATTGCCAAGAGAAAACTTTGAAGTATCAACGCCGGTATCAGTCATAAACTGTGTCACATTGTCGCTGGTACCTCCTCCCGCCAGTGGTCCTCCCATGCCAGCAAGATTCATAAGCCATCCCACCGCTTTGCTCACAAGAGCGCGAGTCATTTCATTGATAATTGCATTGGCAAGTTGCTTGAAGGCATCTTGTAGCGTTTTTACGCTGTCTTGAACGTTCTTAGTGAAATTGCCCCAGTCCGTTGCCACATTAACAATGGTGGATCCAAGGGTGGTATTGATTGATTCCCCTAAAGAAACAAATGCTTGCTTCATGCTGGTCAATCGCTCCGCTTGTGCTTTTTCCATTGCCGCCATCCTCGCCTGCTCCATTGAATACCCTTGATTGACGTATTCTTGAACCATTGTTTCCATGCCGGGAGCAGTCACCGCTAGCTTCTGCTGCGCACGAATCTGCTCAAGCTCTTGAGAGAAAGTAATTTGCGATTGAAGCGTGGCAAGCGAACGTGCCATTTCTTCGCTAATGTTCCTTTCAACTTGCAGGCGCTTTGTTTCGCGCTCCACCCCGACAGACAGGGTGAATAGTCCCAACTGATCCTGCAGTGACGCTTTATCTTTGAGGCTAGATTTATCCCGCTCAATCATTACAAGTTCTTCCTGTAATTGAGCTTGTCGAGCACTATCTTGAAGGGCTTGTGTAGCCGCTTCTTCGGCAGTCTTTGCCAACTTGTCTCTTTCCGCAGAGCTAAGTTTTTGATAAAAAAGCTCTAATCCCGCACCCGTTTTAATGTCATACAACTGCTTTCTAGTGTTTTCGTCTCTAGCTTTGGCTTGAGCGCGAATTGCCGATAGTTCTTCGTCGCCTGGTGTTTGCGTGAGCCGCAATACTTGTCGTTGTGTTGCTACTTCGGTGCGCAAATCATTTAGCTTTAAGCGCGGGAAAGCGCGTTTAGCAACTGCATCGAAAGCCTCTTGCGTTTTTTGCAAATCCCCCAAACGACTGAGTTCATTCATTGACGCCTCAAGCTCCCTAGATCTATTGATTTGCCGTTCTAATTCTCTAGTGTCCACAGAAAAAGCAGTAGGCAACATTTGGGGCGCCTGTGCTAATCCCGCCTGGGGGGCTCCATCTACCTGCATGGCCATAGAGCCAGCAGGGGCTTGCATGGCAGCAGCGGCAGCCTTGCCAGACTGTGAAGTGGCTGTTGGTGAAAATGCTTTTAATGCACTATCTTGCAGTCGCTTGCTTCCAAGTAATAGATATGCAAAAGATTCAGCAGCCTTGCCTGTCTTAAAGCCAAATGGGGCGCTTTCTTGATGTAAGTGAGCAGCGCCAACACCTGTGTCGCCAGTTTTGGCAATCATCTGACCTGCCGCAAATGTTTGTCCGACTTTGACCAATACTTCTGATAAGTGCATAGACATTCCCTTTATGCCATTGTCCAAAATCACTTCCAGTGTTTTTCCTCCAGCACCACCTCCAGTGGGATTTGCTCTCATCACGCGACCACCAACAGAATATCCCAATGGTGTCCCAATGGGTGTAGCAAGGTCATATCCCTCGTGAGTGCCATTCCTATAAGTTCGCGCCTCTCCCGGAATACTTGTCACCTCAAAACCCTGGAATTGTCCTCCTTTGCTTAAGGACGGAACTGAGCCAGTTGCAGGTGGTGCGCCTGTCGTGTCAGACAGATTGCCACGCATGGCTTTAATTTGCGCGTTCATCACGTCAATTTGATACTTGCCAATCGCTTTCGCAATTTCTTGTATCTTTTCCCACGTATCAAGGCGCACTCGCTCCATTTCCTTCTGCATTTCAATCAGGGATACCTGAAAACTGCGTT